GTCGCGCGCCTTCGGTCATAAGAGGGCATATTTTGGGTCCATTTATTATCGATTGGTGGAATATTCGCACACCTCACGTAGGCGGCAAGTGGGATTCTTATATGGCTTGTTACTATGGGAGGTTCGATAGCGCGCATCTTCCCGATCCAGAGAAAAACATTCCTCCACCGAACGCTATGTTGTATTGTACGGAAACCTCTTTCCTGACACAGCAGTTTTAAATGATAAATAAAATTAAAAAATAAATTCTCTTGTCAAAAGAGAATTTATTTTTCTTTACAGACATGTTCTTACTATCTATTTTTTTTAACATTAATAATAGGACCTTTCCTTTGGGAGGAAGGGTCGAAATTTTCTTCCTCGTCGTCAGAACCACTGTCTTTAGATTTGGAACCGAGCTGGAATTCTGGATGGGCGTTTGCTTTATACCAAAAAATCTGATCCTCTAGTTTATTTGATCTGGCATTGTTGGCTATCACGAGACATTCATAATTTTCCGTACATTGGTTCATTACTTGGCAGAAGGATTCAAAGGTAGGGAACATTCCGGCATAGTTTTCGTATATACGTTTGCGATTGGCGATATATGGTTCACGCAATATAAAAGTGAAATCAATGTTTGTGCGCAAATTTGGCGGCACGCCAAGAGGGTATTGCATTGTAATGATGAGCATGATTTTCCAATGACGACCGTTCATAAACAGTAATCGCATTAATTTCTCTCTAGCCCATGAATTATCATACAGGCAATCATCAAGAATAACAAAGGTTCTTGCATCAATATTACTCCGACCATATGCTTCATTTTCCTTCTTCACTGCTTTAATAACTAATTTTTGCCTTTTGAGAATCTTTTCAATAATAACCGTATTATATTCATCGTGAATGAATAATTTTGGAACCATTTTAGCATAAAACCCATTCCCCGCCTCTGTGCCGGAAATAACCGTCCCAATGGGAATATCCTGATGATAATACAATAAATCACGGACCAAAAAACTTTTACCCGTATCACGTCTCCCTATTAACACAACAACTGGTCCTTGGGTTTCCCCGGGATTAAATTTAATATTTTTCATATCGAATTTTTTTAACTCCAAATTTTGGTTCGCCATTATAATTTTTTTATATTAATTTTTGTAAAATATTACGCGAAATATTGTTCTTCTAAATATTTAAGGACTAGATTAGTTTAAAAATAAATATATAAATGTAAATATTACCTAATAATGCTGTCTATATTCTATCAAAAGAATGAAAATTGTCATTTATTCAAAACTTTAGAAGATAATGATATATCTACCCCTCAAAATTATATTCCCATTTATAAAAAATTTTTCTCATTTACCGATCATAATTATAATAAATTTAATTTGAATCATATGTATCATATAAAAGACATTAAGGCGCTTGAAGAAGCAAATAGATTTGAATGTGTGGTTGAAGCGGGCGAACATCAAAAAAAAAAGAAGACGTTTTTTAAATTTTCTCCTCTCTTGGATCCTACAAAATATCTGACTGGTAAATATGATTTATCAGACGAACAAAGGATGGCATTACCGCAGTTAGAAAAGAATATATGCCATGCAAAGGTATTGGACCCTAATAATTCAGCTTACGTTGATTCTTTTTTTTCTTATCTCTCTAGTGAATTATTGCATAAACATTCTGTTTACCACGGAGTTGATTTTTTTGGTTCTTTTTTGGGTATGAAAAAGAATTTTTCCATGAATATATTTGATGATATTGAATATCTCAGTGAGAGCGACTTTTTTAGTAAAAATTGTAATAAACTATTCAAAATAAATAATTTAGATTATGATAATTTTTTCGGAGCTTCTACGAGGAATAATATTAAAAAACTAGTAATAGAAGACGAAAAAGAAAACGATGTAAATGATATTATAGTAAACGACCTTACCGAAATTACATTTGACAGTGTCTTTCATAAAAATCAGGGCGAAGCGGGCGCTTTCCCTATGGATATATCTAATAATTTAGTTTTTGAGTATAAAGGCAACAACCGTATGAAAATGTCGCGAACAAATTCTACAATGTCGTCTTCATGTTCTTCGAAATCGTCTCAGACGTCTCATGAAGATAGCGAATCGGGCGGCGAATCGGGCGGCGAATCGGGCGGCGAATCGGGCTACGGGTCGGACGACGAATCGGGCGACGAATCAGGCGACGAATCGGGCAGCGATGGCGAAAGTGTATCAACGGAGGGTGAAATGGTAGAAGCGATCATTTATAATTACCCTGTTCAAATAATTTGCATGGAATGCCTTGATAACACGTTGGATTCTTGTTTAAGCGACGGAAATGAACTTAACAATAAAGAATGGAAATCATGTTTATTCCAAATTATCATGACATTGATTATATATCAAAAGTTATTTGATTTTACCCACAATGATCTACATACCAATAATATAATGTACCAGAATACGGAAAAAAAATACTTATATTATAAGTATAATAACGTCCATTACAAGGTCCCTACTTATGGTAAGATTTATAAAATTATAGATTTTGGGAGAGCTATTTATAAGTACAAGGGTAAAATCATTTGCAGTGATAGTTTTCATTCAAAAGGTGATGCGGCAACACAATATAATTGCGAACCGTATTTTAATAAAAATAAACCGCGCCTTGAACCAAATCCCAGTTTTGATTTATGCCGTTTAGCGTGCTCTTTGTTTGACTACTTTGTAGATGAATTGAACGATAAAAAAATCGCATCAGACCCAATTGCCAGAATCATCATAAAATGGTGTACGGATGATAAAGGGCGTAATATATTATATAAAACCAATGGGGATGAGAGATACCCTGATTTCAAATTGTATAAAATGATTGCGCGGACAGTTCATAAACATACACCGCAGGAGCAAGTATCGCATTATCTTTTCAAAAATTTTGCCGTCGGTCGTAAAAAAATACATAAAAAGGCGAAGATATTAAATATCGATACTTTGCCACAGTATACATGAAAAAATACTAATATGTTTATTAGTATTTTTATTATTTTAGAAATCCGGTTCATTTGTAAAAATAGTTGGTACTGAAGTGAAATTTTTAAGTGGCGCGGATTGTTCCAAAATAAAGTTCCCCACAATGACGCTAAAATACACAATCAAGGTATCCCTTAACAATGTTTTTAAAGGTTTGTTTTCCTTTACAATAAATCGCATTTCCATGAATTTAAAAAAAAAATAAGTGAAAGAAACAACCAATCCAATTAGAAAAATAGATTCCGGCATTTATATTCATTTAAAAAAAGTTATTTCGATATTTCCGCATTATTGCAATACTTCGACATCTGATAGAATTTCATTGTTAAGTTTCAACTCTTTGTCTAAAACATGGACGTCTAATTCATCCAGTTGCAAATCTACTTTATTGTCAAGAATTTGAATTTTTTCATTATCCCCATCGTCCCCATCTTCACCGTCTTCATCGTCTTTTCTCTCTTGGTGTCTTTGTGTGCTTATTTTTTCCAAACGCTCTAGTGTTTTCGGTGCTACTACGGTGTTTTCTGTAGCTTTTTTGATAGCAACAGAACTATCTTTTTTATCATAATTTATTACCGCATCATTATCGTTAAATGTTAGCGTTGACGTCTTTTCTTCGGTATTAATAGAAATAACCGGGGCAACAACTTCATCGACGCCAGTGATAGCCGGCTGGACCACGTTCACTAGAGCAGCAGCGGGCGCGGCGACATCCGCAATGTCGGGCGCGGCGACATCCACAACGTTGTCCACGGCGACGTTCGCTACATTTTTATCGGTCTTTTCTATTTTAATGGAATCCACTTTGGCGGGATCCACTTTGGCGGGATCCACTTTGGCGGAATCCACTTTGGCGGAATCCTCCGCTACTGCTGCGACGACAGCAGGTTCCTCTTTATCTTCCACCATTTCGGCTTTCTCTTCCACTATAATCTCTTCTTCCTCGGTCGTTTCATCAATATAAGCTCTAAGAATTTTTTCCACAGGAATATTCTCTCTCATAGCATTTAAAATACATTCTTTACATATTATTTCGGCTTCACGATTATTCTTCTGCATTTGAAGTGATGCGATATTTGATTCGAATAAATATACATTTGAATATAGTTTTCTTGCAAATTTAATATAGCAAGTGTGGATAAAAGCTGCGATTTTTGGTACAGTAATGTCTATTTTTTTTTGCTTGCTTGACACCCTTATGCTTGTCAAAATCTTTAATTGGGAGATATGGACACAGGTTATAAGATCTTCTAAATAATTACACCCACTTTTTTTAACAATTCTTTGGGCTTCTTGGTCGATGATTGTCTGATTCCATTTCGGAACTCGGGTCAAAAAGTTTTGGAAGGTCATAAGATATTTATCCGTCTCCTCGTTACTAATGCATAATTCCACCGCTTCTTTAAAGATGGATTTAATACCTTCAATAAGCAATGGTGTAAGAATATTAGTCAGTCTAATGGAATACTCATTTTTAGCCTCAGAAATAGCAGAAAGATTATAATCGTCCATTTACATTTCATTGATATTTTCTAAAGATAAATCTACACGCATAAAAATTATAATATACAACATCAATAATTTTTCATTTCTAAATTCTTTGCGTATTTTATCAAAATACATCAATAATAAATACTTTCGTTGAATAGGAATATTCTTCATGTTTTTCTCGATAAAATTCATAATATTTAAACACGAATAGCCCTTTTCATAGAATTTATTGCAAGTTTTTATACATTTATCAAAAGAAGAAAAGTTTTGTTTTTTATCCATCATATCTTTAAGACTTTTTTCTCTCTTAGACAATAGTTTTTTATTTTTTTCTTTTAAATATATTTTTTTATATGCGTGAAGACTAGTCCTATTGTCACCGTGCATTATGAGCGGGACGTGTATATTACAGAATCTAGACAATATTGGGCGTAATAATTTATTTTGATTTTCTACGATGATAAAAAATCTAGTAGTATGGCTAAATTGTTCTATGCACCGTCTCAATGCTGATTGCGCATCAGTGGTAAGTTTATCTGCATTAAATAATATAATACTCTTAAAAAATTCCCCATCTTTATAATTAATATTGGTTTTAGCGAAAAATTTTAACTCATCGCGGATAAAACGTATGCCTTTTTGATGCGCACAATTTATATAAATGACATATTTTTTCTTCTCTTCCGGTGTATATATTTTATCAATCATGAAACTTAGAACATGCCTCTTTCCGGAGCCGCATGGTCCGTGAAATATGATATGGGGGATGGTTTTTGCCAAAATATACGAATTAATTTTCTTTTTAATGTTTGGATGAATATTTAATAATGCCATTACTATGTAAATATTCTTATTTTTAATTATAAATTTGTATATTTATTAAATTTATGATTAAAATTTACGCGACGCTTTCCAAGGAATGCGTATATGGGTTTTGTCTAAACGCGTCCAGCATAGAACCCTCGGTTCTTTGTAATTCAATAGTAGAATCTCTATTATTTTTGTACCCAATTTTCCCATAGCTAGAAATATTCCCAGTTTGTTTCGGCATATTAATGGGTCCTTGGCACGGATGCATGTTTCCGATTTTCGAACTCTTGATATTCACGTTACTATTCAAAATACTCATCCCGCCTTGGTTTGGTCTTGAACGCGACACTACTTCCCGGTTAGGATTTAAATGGGCGTTATAGGCGGCATTGTAGACCGGTCCCGCCGTCGACCACGGCGTCGCACCGGCTCCCCCCATAACTTGGCAATTTGTCGTATCTCTTTGATTTTCAACAGGCTGATGGTCGGTTGTTGTATAAGCACCTCTTGCGATATTGTAGGGGGCGTCTGGGGCGGCATCATATTGGTTAGCGGCCGTTTGCTCTTTAATGGTTGTTTTGGGTCTATCCGACGGATTCCAAACCCGCGCTTGGTTTACCCCATAAGCTCCGCCTGCATTACCAGTTGGGCGCAGATTTCCCACAACGTTTTCTTTTCTCGAGGGTCTCAAAATATCCATTACAGGAGCCATGGCAGCTTTCATCCATCCACCAACGATGCCAAACTCTTCGGGCTGGCGCGTGGTTGAACGGGCATTTGGACGAGATACAAACCCATCTTTACCATAGTCGTATTGTAGGTTTTTCCATCCAGTAGCATAATTTAAATTATGCGCCGCCCCTGGATATTTATCTGGTCCATCCAATACTACTTTTGTGGAAGGATTGTGATGAGCTCGCGCTTTTTGGGCGGACCCGCCGTTTACTTCGCCTCCGCCGGCGCCAAAATATTCGCGGGTTGTGAATGGACGGTTTTCCGGCTGAAGAGGCTCTTCAGAGCGTGCTCTTTGCGCTTTTTCTTGTCCTGTAGTTGTAAACCACCTTTCAGGACTATTAAAATAATAGGTATCCGGGCGATTTTTTTCTACACGCCCTTCTAGACCAGGTCTTTTGATAATGGAATTGGCAGGACCTTCGTGATTTCCTAAACCAAAGGTTACTTTCGGATTTGTTGTTGCGCGTAATTGGTCGACTGTTTTAGGCAGCCATTCTTTACGCGCTTCCATGCCAGAATTAAATCCACCCGAACCAGCCGAAGTGAACCCCTTGTTCATACCAGGACCAACTTGCTGTTCGGTATAAGGCTTATTACCAGAAATTCTGCGAGAAGGGTTCACTCGCGATTGCATAAAGTCACTGCGATTTGGAGCCCCGTTCGCATAATGCATATTTGCTACAGGTTTAAATAACGGAGCTTGGGCTTTTTTGCGGATTCTTTGTTTACCCGTCCCCGCCATATTATCTAACACGGATTGCCCTCTACCATAATCAAAGGTTCTTTGGGTGATTTTTGCGCCAAAGAACGGTACCATATTATTAAATTTTATATCTTTTTTTTGTACGGCGTTGCCTGTCAATGATTGGAATGTTAAAAGATTACCAGGGTCTTCCTTATTTTCAACTTTTTCTTCATAAACATCTTGGCTATAATATTTATCCGTTGCTGAATTTGGATTAGAGTAAAAAGCATTATTGGAAGATAATTGGCGATATTTTTGCACGGGATAATTTTGCGTTGGTTTGGTTGGCATGCCTGTAGGAAGCATTCCTACTGGAACAGATCTACGGGGGGTCTCAAAATTCTCTATTGTTTTTTCCTTTTTTTGATTTGATACAATATACATAGCACCTAAAGCTACGGCAGGAATGATGATTTCAGCCATTATATATAAAGCAACATATTTTCTTAAGACAATGTTTTGCTTTATTTAGATGCACACGGATAAGTTGGGCGAAAATTATCTCTTTCTAAAAGCCGGGTATTGAGGTTATTGTGAAAAGGAATACACGTGTTTTCTTGAGGATTTAAAAAGAGGGGGTATCTATGATTTTGTTCTAAATCTCTATACATCCAAGCCGGATTTGTGGCTCTAGATTGTTGAGTAATTGTCTGGGCACATTTAGGGTAATGAATGCGCTCTGAATTCACAACACCTTTATACGGGTATTGCTCTTTCGTGCAATCTTTTGTTAATTTTCTGGTAATGCCAAGTAAATCACTATCTATATCAATCGGAGCACCCCCTTTTACATGCCTTAAATTCGCGCCCCATCCCTGTAATCTGATTTGGGGATCTTCATAAAAGCACAAATTACACCCCGGTCCCGGGGTATTTAACATATAACGACCCGGTCCAGTTAATTCTTGGAGTTTTTTGGCTGTTCTACATTCATCGTAATCAAAGCGTGTAAAAGACATTTGTTATATAGTTCAAATATATAATATTTTAATATATAAATGATGAATTTTAAGACGATAAAAAGCTACTGGAATTATGATGCTTATCAAAGAATTAAAAGGATTAAAGCTCTTCAAAAGCATGG